ACTCGCATGGCCTACCGTCGATATGGACTTTTCCGAAGATGCAGCACACACATGCGACGCGCCTACAGCGCTCGCAAATCTCGGCTGCCGCGAGATACATGGATGTACCCACGGGGTGAACTCAGCCTCTCTTTAGTTGACCAATCAGAGGCGAGTGGGTGGGATCAGGGCCAACCCACCCGCCACACACATGGTTAATCACCTAGCGTGATCAAGTCAACCCGACACGCCACGCCACAACTAGGACTTACGGGTCCTAGTGGACCTAACGGACAAAAGATTCCGCAGCTCTAGCACCTCGGCACGTAGCCGCTCGATCTCGGTGCGAAGATCCTTTACGAGGTTCTCATACGCAGTCAGGGCAGCGGCCTGATGCCGGTTGCGCCCTGCCAGCCACCCGGCCGCAAGACACACGGCGCCGACGAGAGCCACCAACACCTGTTCACTCACCACGTGAACAGCCTTTGCCAGTCGTCCGCCCACACCTCGCCGTAACGAGTAGTGAGAGCCGCATACCGGTCCCGCTGCCAGCGGGAGACCGCAGCCTTGGTGTCATCACCAAAGATGCCATCAGCACCCCACTGACCGACGCTGTAACCCAGCTCGATCAGCCTGCGCTGAACCGCCGCTACGTGCGCCCGCTCGGACGTGTAGTAGCCACCATGCGAAGCCACCGGGCCACGGATATGGCCAAAGTAGTGACCAGTCGGGAGCCCCGGCCACGGCCGCCTCAGCGTCTGAGACTGCACCGCATCGTCAGAAACATCCTTGAACCGATACGCCTTGTAGCCCCACGTCCAGTCCACAAGACGTTCCACGGGGCCAGGTCCGCCCCCGGCCTGCTCAAGACAGTAGTAGTGATTGTCGTTGTCGTCGTCGTTGTACCAACCGACAAACAGTTGAATATGACCGGCGTTACCCGCAGTACCCGGCCCACACTTGCCAACCGCGTCACCGGGCTTTAGGTCATCAACTGGAATCTCATACATCCAACCCTCGGAGACGAGGGAAACCGTATTCTCCCCATGAGGGGGGATCGCCCAACACATCGACACATACCCAGAACAGTCCTGCCGATACCCGTCCGGGGCATGAACAGAAACCTGTGAGTAAGGGACACCCTTAATAGGCCAAACACTGCGAGCGCGCCTCAAAACCTCAGAGCGCGAAATACTCAGACGGCAACTCCCTTCTCTGCCGGCATCTTTTCGACGGCGGCAATCAGCGCTTCCATTTCTCGCGCACCCTGCTCAGCCATACTCTTACGGCCACGCTGCCACTCCGAATGGGACGCAACAGCGTCACCAACCTCGGAAACGACGGCACCAATCAGGGTGAACCATGCAGAGAACGCGTTAACAAGGATGGAACCAAACTCGGCCCACGACCATTCGCGCGCCGGCTCCACGGGGATCTCGTCATCCTCAAACGGATCATTTTCAGGCACGAACCCCTCCTCTAAAATAGACTCACTTAGGCAGCGACGGCCAAGTCTTACGACCAGAGGTACCCGACTTAAAATCGCCAGTGCCACACTCGGGCTTATTGGCGCGCGGCTCACGCTTAGAATTCGAGTCATCCCTACGATTGGGAGTCATCGGAGCCGGCCCCATCTTGCCCTGACCGGGGACACGCGGCATCTTGTCACTCAATTGCATTCCTCCATTGCTATACGCGCCTACGGCGCATCGTGTATGCCGACATCTGCGGCTGACCGTTGCCGGTTAGCCCGGCCAACATCACGTTAAGATCGGGACGGCCACCAGGGGCCTGTCCCGCCTGCCCTGCGGGCCCGCCGGTCAGCCGACCGGAAGCCGTGAGGCCCCCGCCTGTGCCGCCTGGACCAGCGCCCATGCCCGGCTCGCCCATTCCGCCTTGCTGTGCCGCGATTTCCTCTGGCGAGGGCGCCGGCGGCTCTGGCGGGGCGAATACTTCCTGCACCACACGCTCAACGGGTGTGCCTTTTTGCAGCCCTTCTACTAGCTTGGCTGCCTGCAATACGACGTTACTGGCGTCGATACCTTGCTGTACCAGCGCCGGTATGGATTGTACGTAGGCGAATAGGCCCTGCATGATTGCTTCGCGTGCGTCTTCGACGTCAATCTTTGATGTCTCTTCCGTGACATTCACATCGAACGGAAGCTGACGGCGGAAGTAGTCACGGGAGATTAGCTTGTCGCCGCGTAGCTGCAACAGCATGACGATTGCGCGGTTCGGGTCCATTCCGGCCGCGAAACCGTACTGCACGTCTGCGCTGTGGTCGCCGTTGATGTCTTTTGACGGCTTGTACCTCAGCTCGTAGGGTGTGCCGTTGGCGTGGCCACGGATGCTGCGCTCCGTGTTGGGCCAGTAAATCTCGTCCATCTTGAACAGGATTCGGGCCATGTCGGCGAATGCATCGCGCATCACAACCTGCCCGGCCTGAATTTGGGACTCGAATCCGCCCAGAAGTGCCTGGACTCCCCTGCCGGTGATTATGCTGGCGTCAACGCCACCTGAGCGTGCCGCAGGGTACCGGGTGCCGGTGCGTAGTTCCTCCATCAGCACGGCCGACTCTTGGAACGCGCCGACCGGTAGCTCGATCCCCACCTTGCGCACCTTTTCTGGCGTCGCGGTGCGAATGATGCTGTCGGGGCCGACTGCGAACTCCTGCGCGTCGGGGGGTAGTGCGAGCGGAGCTTGGACCGACTTTTCCACTGCCTCAAGGTTCAGCGTGGCGAGCGCGTTACGGGCGACCTGAATCCAAATCGCGTCATCGAACTGGCCCTTGTACATGTCCGTGTGCAACCAACTGCGTCGCACCACTACCACCGGAGTCTCTTTCAGCCGGTGGGGGTAGCTCACGAGTAGGGTCGGTTCTTTGTGCACGAGGACAAGTGATCCTTGATCCTTGTCGCAGTATCGGATGAGTTTGACCATCTTCTGACCCGGCATGATGGGGTCCTTTGAACCCTCATTCTGTAGCCGTGTGCCGATTTCGGGGAATAGCTGCGATAGTTCCCATGCGTCTTTGTAGAACATTTTGGTGTACGACCGGAGCCGCCCCCAACGGTCAAAGTCGGCGTACCCCCCTCGGGGGTCCTCAATGACGATGCGCGGGAGCTTGGCCTCAAAATCAGGCTCGAAATACATGACCATAGCCGCGTAGGTACCAAAGTGGTCGGCACCCTCGTACATCTGCCGGTCGAGCTGCGAGTGGCGAATGTAGTTTTGCAGAATCTTGGTTCGCTTGTCCGCGAACCTGCGGGCCGTGTCGCTGGCCATGGTGGCCGATGAACATTGGAAAGCGGGCAACGGAGCTAGCATCTCGGCGAGATCCCTTGCAACCGTATCAATGAAGTTGGCCACGATCGGCCGGGGAATGTCATCCGAGAACATTTCTGGCGCGACCAAGCTTAGGTCACCGCTCCGTGCCGCCTTAATGGCGTCCCATCTGGCATCTCTTTCTACATGGCGGGCGATTTGGCCCTCTAGATGGGAGAATATTTCTCTAGCACTAAGCAAATTTTATCCTCTCGCTGTGATCGCGAGGTCATTGAGGTTAACGACTACCTGCAACCCTTTCTGGCGGCGGGTTGCCCACCGGTTACGTACAAAGTTGTGCTGACCCTTGGCCTGCGAGTTTGCGTTGATGATTTCGCGGGCGCGAACCTCAGCGAACCACAAGGCCATAACTAGGTCTGTCTTACTTTTTGTTTCCGGAGCCCACGTGATTAGCTGCTCAACGAGCTGTTTGCACGACTCAACCTTGTGAGTGGCCGGGAGCGACATGAACCCGTTCTCGAAAACGGGGGCGAGTGATGCCACACCGTAATCAACGTCCCACTTGTTTTTGCCGGTGTGGTGTTCGTGGATGCGCACACCGAGTGCGCCTAGCCACTCGTGTAGTTCGGGGTCCTGCGTCAGGTAGCTTTGGAACCCATTCTTTTCGATGCGCCACTCGTGGATCTTGTAAGCCTCGGTGAGACTCTTGATGGTTTCCCTGATCCACGTGGGTGTGGCCCTCGGCTGATTCAACACCTGTAGCACGTAGCGCATACGCGCGTGCCGGTCGACACCCATCACGATCACACCCGTGTTGCCAACCATGGCCGGGTCCATGCTTCCGATCACATACAACCCGTCCATGCCGTTCTCACGGTGGCCGGGGGCTCCCTTAGACATGACGCCTGGCTGGCGCGTGCCCTGCACGGCCGCGCGCACAACCTCCTGCCGGAATACCGCGTCCTCGGCGATGGAGGCTTGCTGGTAGGCGAGCGCCCACGTGCGCGGCGCCAAGAGGCCACGACGCTTGCGGAGGTAGAGCCCATTCCAGCGGGGGTACTGCCCCTCGCTGTCGGGACGGTCCAGGGCACCTGGCCACGGCTCCTGAGCCCTCGGCCAGAGTGTGTGCCAGTCCTTCGGATCGTCGGCGAACTCCAACACCGCCGGTTGAGACAGATACGTCCACGGCGACTCCCCGGACGGGTAACGGTCGGGGTTGCGCAGCTCCGCATACAGGTCCACGGGATCAACCCGCGTCCCGATCACGAGCAGAATCGACATCGGGTTACCCCGCGTCAGCACCTCTTGCTGTAGCCACCGGATCTGTTTCTCATACTCGTGCGCGTTCGATAGGACGACAGCGTCGTCCACGAACGTCAGATCAACACGAGAACCGTAAATCTGCCCGCCGATACCAACGGCGCGCATGGTTGGGTCCTTATCTTTCGAGTCACGCTCGATACCGAGGTAGACCTTATCGGCTGCCCACATGTCAGCGTCCGACTTCCAGCCGCCCGGAGGGCCAAAGTCAAGTTGCATCTGTAGATAGTTCGGGTGGGTCAGGCGGTTCTTGACACCCCACATGATCTGTTTCGCCATGTCCTGTGTCTTAGACACAAACATGATCTTGACGTTGGGGTCCCGAACAATCCGCCACGTCGCATAGTTCACACTCAACGTCGACGTTTTACCGTGCTCCGGTGGAGTGTTCACCAAAAGAAACTTCGGATCACCCTTTTCATACACTTGCGACGGATGAACGTCGCGAGGCTCCCGACCCTCCAACAAATCAAACCACTGCAACTGATGCCAGTACAGTGGCTGCCCGAGATAGCGTTCGCAAAACTCCGGGAAGTCCGGCACAGGGAGCGCATGCCCACGCGAGCGCGCGGCGCGCACACTATCAACCCGCGCCCGGAAGTCGGAATCCCTCTCCCGCCAGTCGTAGTACGTATTCTCAGTGCGACCGACAGCCCTAAGCGCATCGGTCTGCACATACCCCTGAGTGACTAGTTCGATGAACAGCTCTTTGGCCTCGGCCGTCTTGTACCGCTTACGACCATCACCAGCCAACGGCTACCGGTCCTCCCCCGGAGGCGCCGGCGCCAGCGCAGGCACCCACCGCTCAAGCCACACGATCACACCCGGGACTGTCAGCACACGAGCCAGCGCCGCGAACACGCCCAGAGCCCCACCAGCCACAACCGCGCCCGGGGCACCCCACGCGGCAACCACCGCAGGGACCAGAGGCAGCGAGGTCACAACTGCCGGAACCACAGACCTGAGAGTTGCGCGCCACGGATGGCGCACCTGAGTAGAAGACAAGACATCCTCCGAAAGTCAAAATGGGAAAGGGCAGGCGTTTACAACGCGCCCACCCCTTCACCAATAAAATGGACCGGTGCACTAGAAAAGCCGGCAGATATGCCTACACCGGTCGGAGTGGAATACCCCACCTGACACGGTGGGGATTCAAAGGGTCCGCGCACAGAGGCGGACCCCTATAAGAGGGGTTGCTAGGGGGGCTCGCAACCCCTCACTACAAGGCAGCCCACGGGGGCTGCCATCCCCAATAACCCAAGCGCGACGCCGCCGTCGCGCACCCGCTCCAACCCTGACACTTAGTCAGGGCCGGAGCCACCAAGCGGAGGCCCCCTCTGTCGCCGTGGGCCACTTTAAAAACGCACCCGCGCCCCAACACCCCCAAAACAAAAACCCCGACTAATAATTAACGGGGCGTTTTTTGACACACCACTTAATTTGAGTGCAAAACCAGGGTGTTAATTAGCCATCAAAACCCAAAAAAAAAGACCAAAAAAACACAACCCGAGAACTCGCGGTCGACCCCTAAAAGA